ATAATGGCGTTTGGTACTGGATTCGAACCAGTGAATCGAATTAACGATTGACGGTTTAGCAAACCGTTGGTTTAAGCCATCTCACCCAACCAAACATCATAATCTGATTTTGGATTATGTTCTAATATATAATGCCATTCTCTATGACAATTAGCACATAGAACATCACATTTTTTTATTTCTTCCATCATAGTTTCTAATTTACATCTTGTCTTATCAGAAATATTAAATTCTTTATTGTTATCTTTATGATGAAAATCTAATAAATAAAATCTTCTCTCTCCACATTTTTTACATCCACAACTAGCCTTATAATTATTAATTTCTTCTATCTTTTTATTATAAGTTTCTTTGCCTCTTATTTTATGGCATTCTTTACATTCTGAATGTAATCTATTACCATTTTTATAATAAGAAGATAAGGGCAACTGTTTAAAACATTTAGTGCATTGTTTTGTAGTCATAATTACCCTCCTTTTTATTTCTTTACAAATGGTGGGTTGAGATGGAGTTGCACCACCGGTGTATCTTACGTGCGAGATTTACAGTCTCGTGCCATCGCTACTAGGCTACCAACCCAAATATTATGGTGGAGCGTAAGGGGTTCGAACCCTTGACCTTCACGGTGCAAGCGTGACGCTCTCCCAGCTGAGCTAACGCCCCATAATATAATCAATGGTCGGAGAGACAGGATTTGAACCTGCAACCCCTAGCTCCCAAAGCTAGTGCGATACCAAGTTACGCTACTCTCCGAAGTGTCATATTACAATATTTATGATTATATCTATTTAAACACTTATTAATACATCTTCTAATATTAACTCTATTTTTTGTTTTAGTTAAATTATTTTGAATAATATAATCTATTAAATCTTCTATAGAATTAAATATTTGATTAATTTCAATATATTCAATTTTAACTAACTTATTTTCTTGATTTATTAAATTATTCTTATAAGCGTGTTGTGTATTGTATTGATGAGTGCACCATTCGAGATTAGAATATAGGTTATTTATTTTGTTCCCATCAATATGATTAATCTCTTTATAATTATGTGGATTTGAAACGAAACATTCTGCTACAGCTTGATGAATTTTAATAAGCTTCTTTTTGTTCCTTTTACCTAAACTAATACAAACATCTAAATAACCATTCTTATTTAAACGCAATTTAAGTGTTCTATTAGTAACCTTATTTCTAATTCTACCAAAATTACTAATTTGATAATTATAAATATAATCTTTCCATATTTCTTTCATATAAATTCCTCCCTTATAGAAATATATATAAGAAATGGGTAATCTTAGAAATAAGGGTTCTAAGAAACAGTAGCTATCTGCTGTCCCCATTAATTATTAAATGGTGGAGCTGACGAGAATCGAACTCGTGTCCAAAAATACTTTACTAATCACAAATCTCATTCTTACCTTACAAGTTTTGTCTAGTTCCTATAACATTCCTTATTTCAGTTCCTAGCAATCATAAATAAGAGAATTGCGTTCCAAGTAATTCTATATTAAGACCACGCAATTTATAATCTTTAATATAGTCCATCTTTGCATCGTTAATCGACTATACTTTCTCTGATGGCTTCTGATACTCATATAGAAGTCTCTTTTGCTCTCGACTAGGCGAAAGCCACACTATTTAAAGTGAATAAAGATTTAACTTTATTAGAGAATTGTTTTAAAATGTTTCCATTTATTTTTAGTTTTGTATTTTACGTTTACCAACGACTTGTATTGTGACTTTTCAACTATTCCTGTCGAAACCAGAAACAGCCCCAAATGGAGCGGAAGTCAAGGTATTGCCTCATCTTCATTCATACTCATTTTATAAGTTAAGTCGCAATACAACCTTATAAAATCCCTTTGAATTACTCTTCCGCATATATGGTGCCGACTGTAGGACTTGAACCCACAACCTATTGATTACAAATCAATTGCACTACCAATTGTGCTAAGTCGGCATATAATGGCTCCTCAGGAAGGACTTGAACCTCCGACCTAGTGGTTAACAGCCACCCGCTCGTACCAACTGAGCTACTGAGGAATAAAAAAGAGAGAATGCTTTATAAATGTTCTTTTAGGTGGTATCTCTCTGCCATTCACCTTATTGACTAATCATTTCATTAACTTTTTCGTCAATATTGTTCAATGCTTTTGTATAGTTATTAAGTTCTTTTATAACTCTTTGTTCATAATTATCAAAGCTTGCTTTACTTGCTTTATATAAATTCTTTTGTTCTTTTTCATATACTTTAAGCATTTTCTTTTTGGCTCTTAAATACGCAAGTTTTTCACCAAAATCAAAATCATATTTATCATCTGAAGCACATTTAGCTTTACCTTTAAATACTCTTTGATATTCATCTTTGATGAAAACTTCAACAACACCATATTTTTCATTAACCTTGTTTGTTATTTCTTCAATTTTTACCATATCTTTCACCTTTCTTCCTTTACCCTTGTTAACTCTTTGAAGGAAAGTAACAGGGGTGACATTACTTTTCTTCAAACAGCCAACAAAGGCTGTCTATATATTTACACGTTGAACTTCAATGATTAAATTTTAAAAAGAATCCAAAAACTAATTAATAGGAGATGAAAATGAAAAACCAATAATTTAATCATTTACTTTTAGTTACATTTAAAACTAATCTTCCGTATAAAACAACTTTAAATGGCGGTTCCTACGGGATTTGAACCCGTGTTCTTCTGCGTGACAGGCAGACGTGTTAGACCACTGCACTAAGGAACCAAATGGCAGGGGGTAAGAGATTCGAACTCCTATAGCTGGTTTTGGAGACCAGAGTCCTACCATTGAACGAACCCCCTAAGAAGAGGTACCTCTATAAGTGTAAAGAGGTGATTGAATGAGCAATAAGCGATAATAATATTCTGTCCTACCAAAATATATTCTCTAATCCATCTTTTGTGTCCCGATTTATATGATGGAACTTACTTATTGAAAGAGCGTTCTTTGTTCTACACACCGCTCGAGCCGGCTTTTATCGTGTAGTAACTCGTTAGGAGTCTATTTGTCTGACCACGCCCGTCCTCTATCTTATTTTAGTATACATATAATTATACCATATTTTTATTTATTTGTCAACATAAATTTACCAATTTTGAGCAATTTCTTTAATTTTTTCTTCTGTTTCTTTATCTAAAAGACCATTTTCCATTTTTATACTAAGATTTATAGCCTCTAAAGACTTATCTAAGTGGTCTAAATTTTCAATTGTTGACCAAGCTTTTGCATATTTTATAAAGTCAATAAATGTATCTATACAATTAGTTACGTCTTCATAATTATCAAAACCAAAATCAAATAAAGAATTTTCAATTTCTTCTTTTAGTTCTTGTTGTTCTTTACCTAAATTATTTAGACAATTATCACAAGCATATTTACCATTTTTTAATTCTTTTGTCGCTTCTTTTCCACATTGACAACAGAAATGACAATTATAACTATCACAAAGTTGCTCAAATAAATCATTATCTCTATCCATTTTATAAATAGATTCTAAACATTCATCTAACATTTTAGCACATTCATCTGGTGTTATTTCTCTATTTGCTTGAGGGTCTCTCAAACAATGTTTATACCATCTAACTTTGTAATCTTTCCACTTAAAATTGTATTCTTGATTATATTCATCATCCCAGCTATAAGCCTCTACTTCAAAAACATCATTTTTAAATTTTTCTCCTGTATTACTAAATGGGCTATCATACTCTTTTTGATGAATATTCCACATTACTCTGGATAATTGTTCATCTATTTTAGAAAAGGCTGCTTGAACATAATTAGGAACGCTTATCCAATTAAAATTATAACTTCCATCATCTTCACACATTTCCTCATCTAATATTTCAATTTCTTCATCTTCATCATTATCCCAATGATACATATCTTCGTGATTGTCATTAATTTCTTTTAATTCGCCATCTTTGATGTCTTGTTCTTCTTCTATTTTAATAAACATAATATCATCTCTAATATCATTCTTTTGTAGTTTATTATCAAATTCAGAAAGACCATCTTCCCAAGGAACTGAGACATATAAATTGCTTCCATCATCAAAGATAAAATCAAGATGTGTTATATCGTTAGCTTTAACTCTCTCATAAAATGGCTTATTTTCTTCATCTTCAAACATATCAGCCCAACCACTTTCTGCATTCATACCTTTTTTATTTAATGCTAACCAAATAAAATCAGTATATGCGTGAGTCCATATTTCTCCTGGCTTAGTATATTTGCTTAGTCCATTAACGTGAACATCAAAAGAGAAATTTATATCTCCAACGCTTAATTTATAAATACCGTCAGCTGGTATATTATAAACTTCACAATTTTCTAAAACAATATCAACACTTGCTAGTTTTTTGTTAGCAAATGGATGCAAATCTTTGTTATCCTTCATTTATTTGTTCCTCCCTATAAGCATCAGCTTCCATTAAAATTTCTAATTTTTTATATAAATCGTCACCAAGAAGTTCTTTTGTCTTTTCTAAGTTACCAATAAATTTATCCATATGATGATATATTAATGTTGATATTTCCATTGCTTTGTCGTCAAGCGGATTCAATAAATAATAATGATTATTATGTTTAAATTGCCAATATATCAAATATAAATAAGCACTAATAGTATGATGATTATAATAAGTATATTTTTGTTTTTCTTCATTCCATTCTCTTGAATATGGTTTTCCTATGTCGTGAAAACGTCCTGCTACACTTAAATTTTCATCACCATTACTTAGCTCAAACGCTTTTTTAGACGTTAATTCTAAGTGTTCTAATACTGTCGCATTATGATGTTCATTATGTTGGTCATAATCTTTACCAATACGCAACATCCAACCTAAAAAATCACTATAATCTTCATCAAAATTACTTGAATAACCAACAAATATTTTATCATATCCTTCATATTTCATTGGTATGTCTATCGTTTTAAACATTTGAAATAATTTATCAAAAGGCAATCTTCTTTCTGGTCTTGTGAAATTTCTCTCAACTAATGTTCCCATTGTTGCTAAACATAAAACAGCAAATACATTATTATAATATTTTTTCATTTCAGAAATTAAAGCTTTTCTTCTTTTTAAATTTAAATTTGTAGCATTATAAATAACGTGTTTACCATCTTGTAATGTCTTTTTACACCTTTTATTCATTTCTTGAAAAACTTCGCCATTATGCGTTTGGTCTTCCCAACCATATAACTCATTTCTTATATCATCACTTGATAAAATTACCGTATCAATAGAAGTTATTCTTGTAATATGCTCTTGCATTGATTTAGCAAGAGTGTCTTTACCAGAACCAGGCAAACCTATCATAATATATAAATTATTTTTCATTATGAGCCTCCTTATATTCTTCTTCTGTTACAAAATAAAATTCATTATCGGTAAATCCTAAATCATTATTTTCTAAAATAATTTCAGTGACACCTCTCCATAAATAATGTATTCCATCTTTTTCTTTTATAGATACATAATTTACGGAGTCTTCAAGTGTCATTTTTGCTTTTCTACATACAATCGCTAGTATTTTTTGATTTGGATGTTCTCTAGCAAATTTATTTAGTTCTAAATCAAATATTGCCAGATAATCATTATCAGTTAATTCCATTTTATTCAGCACTCATTTCAGAAGTTAATTCACTTTTTACTCTATCTAATTCAATTAAAGCCATAATTGAATAGTTAGCTAAATCAATTAAAGTGTCTTCAATTTTTTCATCTGCAACTCTAACCTCTCCCGTTTTCTTTGTTAATGTAATTACTCTATTTAGCTTATCTTCCATACGAACTAAGAAAGAAACAAGTCCCCATTCGTCAAAAGTTTTCGCTACAGAGTTACCATAATCCGCATTTTTTCTTTTATATAAATCAAACATTTCATTTGTGATTTGTTCAAATTTTTGAACTCTATTATAATTATCTCTCATCTCTATTTCCTCCTGATACCGTTTCTATATAGGCTTTATTAGCCCAATCATTAAAGTCTAATCTAGTTGGCTTTTCTTCTTCCATTAGATATATTAAAGCTGCATAATGGAATAAAGTATTTATAATTGTATAATAATCTCCAGAAAAACGTTCTTTTGTAATTAATATTTTTCTTGGAACATTTTCATCATTTAGTTGAATTAAACCCTTTAAGTTAATTGTAAATGAACTGTCGTAATTTTCTTTTGTGAATAATCTAAACATAATTACCTCCTATGATAAAGCGTAAGTTCTATAATCTGTTTCTTCTAATTTTCTTGCTTCTTGTACTGCTTGTGGAGGTAAAAGTTCAGGATATTTATTTTGTAATTTAGGTCTAGTTCTTCTAACACTTTCAAAATATGGTAAGCCATATTCTTTATGATTAAGCATTATATCTTGAAAGCTTAATTCATCAATATTTGGTAAAAATTCTTTAAAAACTTCATATACTAAAGCAAAATCATCTTCTCTAGTATAAGGTTTTTCTTCTAAAACCTTTTTTACAATAGGTTCTACTCTTGCACATTTACTCACAGTAAGGTTTTCCCTCCTTTACATAATGGTCTGCTAAAAATAATTCCCAGACTTCACTATTAACCATACCTAATCTTTCATTTTCATTTAAAAGATAGTTATTCTCATTTCTTAAATCTAAATTTTCTTGTTCAATTATTTTACTCTTTTCTTCTAATTTATCTAATCTCTCATTCATTTTAGAAGTAAAATAAATTATAAATAAAGATTCAATAATTACTATAGCAAATAAACTATATTTAAGTATCATTTTTTTATTCATTAAAATCACCCGATGTTCTATTAAAATAATCTCTACATTTATCATCTTTCCAAGCTTCTGTGATTGGAATATGGTCACAATTATATTCATACATTTTAACGCTTATAAAATGTAATAATAATATTATTGCTACACCAAATAAGATTCCTCCTACGCCAAGTAATATATCTTTTTTATCAAAATCTTTCATAATGCACCTACTCAATTCCCCATTTATCTACACCGAATACTTTATATAGATATTCTGAATCTTTCTTAATCATAGATTTTGTAATTTCTAACTTTTTACAAATATCTTGAATTCCTTTGATTGGTAATTCTTTACCAGACGCATATAATCTCATTAAGTATGCTAAGAAGTTGTCGTAATCATCACACTTACTTAAAGAAGTTATAGGTTCTTTATTAAACAACCTTTTTATAATATTGTCGTAATCTTTTAAATCCTTCTTTATATCGTTAGTGCATCTTCTTGCCTCTTCGGCATCAGCTTCAGCTTGGTTGGCTTTATTTTGATAAGCCAAATATTGATTGAACCCTTCGCCTTTTTCTTCAAGGATAGCAATATATTTATCCCTGTATAAATCTCTTTCTTCTGATGTTTCTTTGAGTTTAGCTTTTGCAGTCTTTAATTTCTTTTTAGTCTGCTTTTCTTCTAATCTCTCATTCTTGTTTGGTTCATTCTCAAGAATTTTGTCGTTAATGTAATTCATTAACTTGCTCATATCTATCTCCTCCTCTATCTTAATTAGAGAATAACATAATTATTTTTGTTTGTCAAGTTTATTTTTAAATTTTTCAAAAATTTTTATTTCGTTATCATCAATAGGGATTTGCCAACAAGTATGGTCATCAAACATTACTGAGTATAATTTCTTTGTTTCAAAATTATCTTTATTATAATAATCATATATATTATTAGTAGAAATTTTTAATATTTGAACATCCTGTAAATATAATATATCATCAATATCGTGCATATCCACTAAAATATTATGCCCGTCTTTTTGTAAGCAAATATATTCAGCATTAGCATTAATTGGTTTCTGTTTACTCATTATTTACCTCTTTTCAATTCTAATTTTCTGACTCTTTGTTTATCATATATATCATATCTTTTCATAACAGTATCTCTCGCTTCTTCAGGAATTCTGTCATAAATACTATCATAATATTGACAATTACTAAATGGCTCAACACAACCACCACAACGAACACATTGAGGAACTAAAGACCACGCAATATCTTCATCATATTTTCTAATTTCTTCAACTAAAGCTTCCATATATTCTCTAGTTGTAGGGTCTGCACACATACATAATCTTCTCTCTGCTATACTCATTAAGGCTTGAATATTAGCGTCCATTTCCATTGGAACATAATTCATTTGACTTCTTTGTTCTCTATCAATATTAGTTCTGTCTGTTCTCTCTGTTCCAATAAATTTTTCACATCCTTCGTGATGTCTAGCAAAATGTGTTGAAATAGCATAAGGAATATTCTCCCATTTCCAACTTATAATACCTCTTCTAATTGGAGAATGCCTACAAATTAATAATTTGCGTTTCCACTCTTTTGATGGCTCTTTATCTCCAGCTTGCTTACTAATTGTCGTCATACACGCTGATTTAATTGCTTGCCAATTTACATTAAAATTTGTTATTTTTGTTGTCGTATCATATTTTTTCATTTTTTTATCTGCTCCTTAATATACCATATTACCATATAACTCTTTGTCTTTTTTAGACATATCTAGCTCTAATCCCTTACAAGTATTCTCTTTTAAATAACGAACATTTAAATCAAACCACTCAGCCAAATCTTTGTCGTAATATTTTGGCTCATAAGTTTCTATATCTTTTATTGTTTCATTAAAAGCATTAAATAACCACTTTAATCTATAAGATTGCAATTCTGATGCTTCAATAGCTCCAGCCCAATTATGTTGTAAACATTTAATTTGGTCTATTAATTCGTCTTTAGTCATTGATTTTAAAGTTGAATCCGAATAAATTCTCCATCCTGCTTGTCTTAAAACCTCTTTTTCATCTAAATCATATATACTCATATATCCTCCTAATCCCAGCCCCAACAGCCCGAATAAAATCTATCATATTCTTTGTCTGGGCAATATTCAAAAAACGGTAAATTCCAATTGCTATCAACAATTTCTCCGCAATCTGTGCATTTAGCTTTTCTCCCTGTTAAATCAGGTTTGTCGTCAACCACTTCATAAGCCTCACGTTTTGGAGAACAAATTAAACAACAAGGTTTGCCATTATCATATTCTGCATTTGCAGTATGTCCACATTTCATTAAAACTGGTTCGTTCATTTTATCCCTCCTCTATCTTATATAAAAATACTACCACATTTTGCTTAAAAAGTCAAGAAAAAAAGCACCAAGTTTTATGCTTGATGCTTATTAAATAATTCTAATAAAAATGTATTTCTATCAACAGTTTTATGACGTGTTACAGCCATATTTATGGCTCTTGTTTGTGCTACTATATAACACATACTTTTTGCTCTTGTAACGGCTGTATATAGCCATTCATTAGATAATAGTATATATGATGAATTATCAAAACCTACAATAGTTACTTTAAATTGAGAACCTTGAGAAGAGTGACAAGTAATTGCATAAGCAAGTTCAAGTCCTTCATAATATTCTTTTGGTATAACAATTTCTCCTTCATCAAAGAAATCAACTATAATATAATTAGTAGATATTTCTTTAACTATTCCCATAGAGCCATTATAAATACTTGTTTGTATTCCATCTGGAGTTTCTACATCATAATGATTTTCTCTATTGATAATCTTATCGTTAACTCTTAGAACATTTTTATATTTAATTTTAATTTCTGGTTGAAAATCTGATATTTTAGGATTAATTCTCTTTTGTATTTCCCTATTAATTTGGTCACGAGCCAAAGCAACTCTTTGATTTTGAGCAACTATTATTTGAATATCTTGTATATTTTGGTTTTTATTATATTCTTCCATAAAAGTTTCTATCAAAACATCAAATAAACAATCTGCGTCAATTCTTGCTTTTAAAGTTAAATCTCTTAGTTGTCCATAAGTTTCATCTCCCTCAAAATCACTAGAAAGTAAAAAGAATTTCTTTCTAATTTTTTGAGATGTTGTAATAATTGCAGATTTTTCTGCTTGTCTATGAATTTTAGTTAATTCAACAAAATTTATTTTTTGAGATAACATTAAGTCATTAAGTAAATTACCAACACCAATTGGAGGTAATTGACCGTTATCTCCCAACATTATTAATTTTGCTCCTCTAGGTATCGCTTGAATTAAATTCCAAAATAATTCTAGTCCAACCATAGAAACTTCATCAAGTATTACAACATCGACAGGTAAAGGAAATGTTTCTTTGAATGTAAATGTTTCTCCTTGCCAACCAAGTAATCTATGAATAGTGCTACTAGGCTTATTAGTAGCTTCATTTATTCTTTTAGCTGCTTGACCAGAGAAAGCACATTGTCTAATAATAGTATCATAAGGGAATACTTGATAAGCTCCTTTAATTATACTTGTTTTACCAGTACCAGCTAAACCAACAACTAAAGATACATTATTTTTTAATAAAGATTTTATTCCTTCTGTTTGCTCATCTGTAAATTCAAATCCTTGTTCTTCTTCTGCTCTTTTTATTCCATCTTCTATTTCTTCATCTGTATAAGTTTTGCATTCAGCTTTTTGTAGACTAATTAATTTATTAACAATATTGCATTCCAAGTCATAATAATACATTAAAGCTATTTTAGAATCTTCTTCTAAATATATTTCTTTTTCAGCAACCATTACTATAACATTGCTCCAAATTGTTTCATAAGGAACCTTTAATAATTCTGTAATTTGAGTTTTAAAATTATCAAGAGTTAACCAAGTTGAGCCTTCATTATTAGCAATATCTTTAAATAAATATCTTATTCCAGATTTAATTCTAAAAGGGTCATCAGGTTTAACATTATATTTTAAAGCAATTTCATCGGCTCTTAAAAAGCCTACACCTTTTATATCATCTGCTAATATATAAGGATTTTTTTGGAATTTTTTAATTGCGTTTTCAGCACTTCCATATGTACTGCATAGTTTATTTATTAATAATGGGGTAACACCAAGTGGTTTAAAGAAATTATATGCAGGAGCTAAATCCATTGTCGCTTTGAATTTATCAATAATTCTATTTGCTGTATGTTCTCCTATATATTTAGCTGCCATTAATTTTTCTATATCTTCGTGTTCAACATATTCAAAAGGGTCTTCATAAGTAGAATATAAACTTTCAACTTGACGTTCTGTTAAGATTTGTTCAAGAAATAATCTTTTATCTTCTGGACTTTCTAATCGGACATTCTCATATCCTCCATCAATTTTAAATTGCCAGCCCCATTTTTCGTCATTTTCATATTCTCCCATTATAATATAATCGCCTCTTATTTTAGGCTCAAAAGAGACTATTCCAGCGGCTTTTATCGTGTCTGATACCTTTACCATCAGATTGGCTAATTCATCGTTAGATTCCTCTAAAACATCTCTTATAGTGGCAATAAAAGAAGTCCAGTTCGAGTCTGGACTGTAGAACCTTATATCATTGCTATTTCTAATTGTCACTCGAAGTTTCATTTTTAATCACCTCAAACATATCATCTATATTATCTTTTAAATCATATCTTATTGGTGAAGTGGAAGTTCTTGCAAATTGTTGTTTAACACCATCAATATACATTGTCATTGTTCCATCGTCACCTTGATAAAACTCTTCCCATTGTTTTTCTGAAATGACATTTTTTACATCTAATTGTTCTAATGCTCTATTATCAAAACTAACCACTTTAAATTTAGACATATATTTAGATAAATTTTCTTTTAACCAATTAATTTTATCTTCAATATCTTCTCCCATTTTAGTATTTTTAAGTAATTCAGCACCTCTACCCCAATTTTTATAACCTAAAATTAATATTTTGCAGTTAAATTGAGCTAGATAATCAAAAACATCTTTACCGTGAATACCAGCAATTAAATGTACTACGGCATTTTCATTTTCAGATACGGCTTTCCATAACATATCATAAGGTTTTAAATATGATATTCCCACACCATATACTAAATCTTCCTCAATTAATTCATTTATAAAAGTTGCTTTATCAACAAATTCATTTTGATGAACCGTAATACTAGGAAGAACTCCTTGTTTTTTTAACTTTTGTAAAAACTCTTTTAGTTGAGGGTGAGAAGTGACTTTTCCTCCACCTAACGCAATTTCAGTACCAGCACGAAGACTATCAATAAATTTTAAATTCATTATATCTCCGTGTTCCCCATCAGGATTAGATTTTTCGTGACACATAGGACACATTTGGTCACACCAATTTGTTATTTTAAAGTCCATTGACAAAGGAAATTGTAAATTAGGCTTTTCGTTATCAGGTATATCTATTATACGAGTTCCATCATCAAAGATTTGAACCTTAACATTTCCGTTTTTATATGAATTTAATAATTTCATTTTAGTCCTCCCTCTTTTCTACAATAAGATAATTTGTATAGTGGTCGCCATTAACTTCAGCTAATGACTCTAATATATCTTCCAGTCTTTTATTGCTAGTAAATTCAAATAATGCTTTTAAAACATCTTTGATTTTAGGAGAAGATATAATTCTTTCAATCGCATCTTCTCTTGTTAGTTCTTCAGTGCTTTTAACACTCATTCAAATCACCTCTCTATAATTTTTGCCAATGATAACCACCAGCATTATCTAATTTGCCTTTTAAATGATATTGAATACTACTAAATGGTATTCCAGTTTCATTTGAAGCTTTATGTATAGATAAATATATTTTGTTTGTTTCTATACATTTTATTTTATAACATCTATGTTTATAACTATTATAATCATTTCTTTTACCAAATCTATGATTATTTTCACCTAATTGTTTATTTACACTTATAGGGTTATTTTGATTTTCTTTATGTGTAACCCATTCTAAATTAGTATAGACATTATTTTGCTTATTAGTATCTTTATGACTAATCTCACATTTATAATTCGGTTTATTTAAAAATACCTCTCCAACTAAACGATGAATATAAAAATCTTTAGTTAATCCATCTTTTCTTAAACTTACTCTTAAATAACCATAACGAGAAATTCTTGGCGTTAGAATTTTATTTGATAAAAAACTTTTAATTTTACCATAATTACTAACTTGATATAACCCCTCATAATTTGGTATATCTTTCCAGATTTCCTTTTCTATCATTTACATATCCATTCCATAATAACCAAAGGCTACTACAGTTTCTCCATTTGGAGTTGTATATGAGTCTTCATATTTTTCATATTCAAAATATTCATCCCATTCTCCATAAGTAATAGGAAGTTCATAATAATCAAAATCTTCTTCCATATATGTAGCAATTTCATCTTCTGTAATTTCAGCAAGATTTTCTTCGGTATATAACTTATCTAAATCTTTATAATCAACTGTTACATCTTTATAAGTATATTTACCATCATTATATTTTGCTTTACTATGAATAATTTGTTCTTTTATTAATTTACTTCTTCCTGCGTCATCATAAAACTTACCATCTTCTTGACAGTAATAAAGTTCTCCATTCTTCCACTTATCAAAATCGCTTTCACTACACATTGTTATTGAATGTGTACTTGAACTATTTGTTTCAAAAGTATTTCTTCTTATTAATTTCATATTTACCTCCTAATTTCCTTTTAAGAATACGTCATTTTCTTTTTCATATTCTTTTAATTTATCCCAAAACTCTCCAACATCTTCATATTGAGGATTTTGTTCTGTTCCGTGATTTATATAATGTTCTTCATAATCATACTGAAATCCTATTGTTTTAATATTATAGCCACGATATTCATCTCCACCAATAGTTATATAACTTTCTTTGTTGAAAATAAATCTTTTAATAAATTCATAATCATTAAAAACTTTATTAAGAAAATCATCTTCATCAGCAAATTGTCCAACGTGGTCAACATAAGGACTCCACCAACTATCATTTCTAATGATTATATAATCTTTTACTAAATCATCTTTCCCATCGCTATCAATGTAATTAAATATATCATTAGGCTTTGGGTCTCCTTCATAAGGTTTATATTTAACTATGTTATAAACCTCATTATAAGCCTTATTAACATTTTCTTTAAATCTTTCTATCATTTCAGATGTTATTTTAAATTTATTTTCAGCCCACTCATTTAATTCTTTAATAGTTATATATACATAAGCAAGTTTTTCATCCCAGTTATCAACTAAACGGCTTTCTTCTCTCCCATAACTATAATTATGGTCTAAACTATCTCCTAATTCATAATTTTCATTATCTACTTTATGAGGAATTACAAGGGCGTGTGTAGAAGAAGAATTGGTTTCAAAGGTATTTCTTCTAATTAACCTCATTCTACCACCTCTCGCCTCTATAAATACTCATTATAATATTATCTCCAAGTTCTTTTTGTTCAACTTCGGCATAATTATCAATATATTCTTTTGAAGCATTACCATCATCTATTACATCATAATAATCGCTTTCCATAAAGTCATACTCACTATCAAAATGTTCTCCTTTATAATCAATAGAGCCATCTTCATTTCTTATAATTTCTTTATCTTGTTCACTTAAATCTTCAGCGGTTCCATTGTATAAATTTAAAACCTTTTTATTTTCTTGCCAAGCTTTATAATCATCTTTAGAAATAATTACAAGTGCGTGGGTACTAGAGCTGTTAGTTTCAAATGTATTTGGTCTTACTAATTTCATAATTATCCTCCTAATTTCCTTTGTAATAATGATAATAATCTGGATTATCATCAAATTCATCTAAATCATAACCATCTGAATTATCATTCCCAGTTCTTACATAACCATCTAAAATAGCATTAACAAATAATTCTTCATTTTCAAATATTTCATCTAAAAATTCTTCTAGTTCATCACAATGGTCTATATAACCCTGCATACTATCTAAATATTTCCATTCAAGATTTCCATTTTCGTCATAATGCTCATCAAATTTAGGCTCTTCAAATTCTATTCTTTTATAATAAGGGCTTAATATGTTTATGATTTTTTGTTTATATTCTTCATATTCTTTAGGATAAATATCGCAAATTGCAGTCCAAATATAATCTTTTAATTCGTGTTTGCCATAATCCCAACCAAATTCTCCTATATGAAAATAAATACTTGGTCTAATGCTTTTTGATAAATTTTTGTCTATTTTTCTAGGGATTGTAATTGCGTGGGTTGAACTTGAATTAGTTTCAAATGTTTTTTGTCTAATTAACTTCATTTATTTCACCTCAAATTCATCTTCGGCTACAATATAGCCTAAATTATTAACTTTTCCATAATATAATTTATGTTTAAAATCTTTATTAAAATCTGGTCGTCTTTCAACAAAATTGTGACAAGCCCAGTTTCCATTCAATGCTTGAAAGAAAACTTCTTCATTTGTCAATGTCTGTGTAACTTGTTCGTCTATTGCAAATTCTTGCCCTCCAATTCCTTGATGTTCAATTCCTTCTTTTAATAATCTTATTTCTCTTCCATACATATCTGTATATGGATATTTTTGGTTTTTCATTTCATTTCCTCCTACTTTTTATTTAAATCTTCATATTCTAAATATAATTCTCTAAAATCATCATCTATTTGAGCATAATATTCGAACTTCTTTTGTTTATCAATTTCAGCAAATTTGCTCTCCATTTCACGTCTAAGTTCTTCCATTCTTTTCTTTCTATCAATTTCAGCAACCCAGTCATCAAGATTAATATCTTTTAAATAATAATATTCACAAGTTGAAATATCATATTCATCAAGATTATCAGTAATATCTTCAATAATTCTTCCTATAAAGACCCCGCAATCTATATGCTCTATGACAACAAATTGACCTATTTTTAATTTCTTTTTAGAAAGAATTTCTGTGTTATTTCTTCCGTTAGTTCTTAATATGCCACTTGCATATTCAACTTCATAACCATAGAATTTTTCACTCTTTTTCATCTTTTCATCTCCTCCACTCTTTTAATACAATCTTTTATTTTAGTTAAATTATCTTCTAAATTTTTCTCAATATCATATAATTCTCCTAAAATTGTATTTTGATTTTCTGGTTCATCAACCTCTTTGACTTGATACTGAGTAGGTTTATTACCTCTAAATCTACTAGGACTCCAAGCCTTGCTATCAATAATATAATTTTCAATAGTACCTTTTTTATCAACTTCTACTTCTCTAACCCAATAGGCGTAACCAGTAGCATTACTGATTACCCTAAAAGGTTTTTCTAATCTATAAATAACTTCCATTATTTTAATAAATCATTAATATTTAAGATACTATTACTTCCACTGACTTTTGGTAATTCTCCATTCCATTTATCAATGAATTTTTCTTTAATTATATTATCAGTTAATGTTTGTTGTTTCATTTCATTAGCCTTCTTTTCAGCCTCTGCTTTAACAATCTTTTTTTCTGCTTCAATTTTTTCTTTTTCAAGTTCTTGTTTAGCAGTTAAAACTTTTTGTTCTGCTACTTGTTTTTCTTCTATTGCTTTATTAAATTCTGCACTAAAATTAAAATTAGTTATATTAAAGTTGTCAATAGTTAATCCATATTTTTCAACTTTACTTTGTAATGTTTCCATACATTTTTTACTAACTTCACTTCTATTAGTAATTAATTCTTCTGCAGTATATTGACTTGTAACAGCTTTAATGCTTTCTTGAATTGCTGGTTGTAAAACAACTTCATCATAATTAGTTCCAACATTTCTATAAAGTTCTGTTGCTTTTGTTCCATCAACTCTATAATTAACAGCTAATTTCATATTTACATCTTGTAAATCTTTACTTGCACTTGAAGTTTCAACTTCTACCTTTTGTACTTGAATATTCATTTTAACTATTTTTTCAATTAAAGGTATTTTAAAGTTTACACCTTCATTCATTTGCGTACTAACAACTTTTCCAAATCTAACTCTAATACCAACTTGTCCACTATTGATAGTTCTAAAACTACCAAAAACTAATATTAATGCTATTATAATTCCTATAGCACCTATAACTATTTTTTTAACTAATTTCTTTTGTTCTTTTGTTAATTGTTCACTATTATCATAAAAATTCATATCATTACCTCTTACTTTCTATTAATCTCTTCCAAATTGTATATCTTGTCCGTCTTGTAAAACTTCTGCAAGATAATCTCTTTCATAATCAACTAATTCTTCCAAAACTTCATCAAGCCTATGGTTCCAACTTTGTAATTGATGATTTATTTCGGTTAAATCTTCTAGTTCTCCTTCATATTTAGGAAATACAATTTCTTTATTATAATTTTCTTTAACAAATCTTTCAATTCTTTTAAAGTCCCAATTATCTTTAATTTCTTCAATTAAAGCCTCATAGCTAGGAGCATTCCACTTATACCAACTTGCAATATGTGATACTAAATAAGACACTTTTTCTTCTAATGTTGTTAAAGTTTCCTCCTCATCAAACCATTTTATTTTTAAATATTTTCCAGGAGATACATAATCTTTTCCTAATGGTCTGCCTAACGTTAATGCGTGTGTACTACTAGAATTTGTTTCAAAAACATCTTTCCTTATTTTTTTCATTATATCACCTCTTTTAATCTTTCTAATACATCTTGTGAAGTATGTCCATCAAATTCATATTTTGATTTATCATATTCTGGAATTTGGAATAAGTCCCAATCTTTTATTTCATAGTGATTACTGATTTGTCCACTAGGCAAGATTGCTACAACTATAAACCAATTTCCATCAAAACACTTTTCTCCATCAAAATGTTTTTTAGATTTATAGACTTCATACTTTCCATTTTTAGCCCATTCATTAAATAAGAGAGCATTATAAATTTTTCTAAATTCATAAAGTTCTTCAAAAGTATGATAACCATCACTCATTTTTTCTATATCTTTAATTATACAATCATTATAAATCATAACTTTCTCAGTTGTAACATTATTATAACAATATAAATGATGACCGTCATTACCATAATCTCTTTCTAATGTAAAGTCTAAATAATCTGCGTGTCTTAAATCGTCTATATTTATCACATTCGCACCTTCTATCTTATGAATAAAATACTATCATATTTTCGGTGAAAAGTCAAGATTATTTTCGGTAATTTAGGATTATTTTAACCTTTGTATCAAGAGTGATATTATCTTGACAAAATAACCCAAGTCCATCTCCATTTCTATAATATTCACATAATGGTTCATCTCCCATATAATCGCTCCAACCATATCTATATAATGAATTGTTGTATCTAATCATTTGTGGAGCCTCATCATTATGCACCATTGTTAATAATTCATAAATTGTTATTTCTTTATTCATTATGACTCAACCTCAAATCTAATTCTAAATTTCTTTCTCTTAAATCTTTAACTTCTTTTTTAGTTTCATATAATTCTTCTTTCAATTGTGTGTTTATTTTTTTAGTATTATAATTATCATAAAGCATTATAGAACATAAACAAAAAGCTAAAAGAGAAAGAAGGATAAGCACTAAAACTTCACTATGTTCCATTAACTTCTTCATTTTCTTTCCCCTCTTCCTCTATTTTTTCTTTTATCTCTTCAAAAGTTTCATAATAATTATTTTTATATACAAAACCATTTTCTAATTTTTGAATATTTTTATTTAAATATTTAATGACTTCTTCATCAATTTTTTTGTGTACTTCATCTTTAAATTCATCGTATCTATCTGCATAGCATTCTAAACCATCAGCAAAAACTTCAATATAATTATCTTCCGTTATTCTAACGCCATAAAAAGTACCTTTATATTCTAAATAAAAATTTACTTTATCTTTCTTTTCGTTAATTGAAAATTCATAATAAATGTCGTTATAAGATTTTTTATAATATTCTTCCATTGCTTTCTTTATTAGCTCATCAACTTCATTTTTCTTTCCATCGTCTAACAAGTTATATAAATCTTCAAACTCAAGAACTTTCAAATGTTTAGTTTCATATTGAGTTTCCGTTTTTGCCTCGTAATAACTCCAAGCAGATTCAATTTCTACTTCGACTGGAGTATATTCACAAAATTGCCATTCCCAACCATTTGAGTAGTAGCCGTATTTGTCGTCTATTAAATATAATTCATTTTTAATCCAACTACCTTTAATTGTTCCTTGTTTAAATAATTTTGAAATAGCACTAATTTTTTGTTTTAGAGTAAAATCATTAACAAAGCCCCACGAATGTATATTATTTACTCTTGTTTCATCATCATTATCAAAATGAATATCTTGTTTATTTCCATTTGTAAATTCATATTTTAAAGTTAATCCCATATTTACACCTCTCTACCACACTAATTTTGCGTCAAAATCGTGAGTTTCTTCATTAAGTTCATTTACTATTAAATGTTTTCCTTTTACATCTTCAATTTTGACTAAATAACCAACACATAAATCACTAATAATAACATCATCTTTAAAGAAATCTGCTATATCTTCATATCTAGCACCAATAAATTTAACGTGTTCGCTTTCATAAGGCTTTATATGTCTAGCAGCATTCCATAAATCTATTCCTATATAATCAATTCCTGCGTTCTCAAAAATATAAGCATATTGATTATAACAACTTCCAATATCTACAACTCTTTTTGGTATCTCATCAAGTTCCAACACTTTTTGTAAGAACTTTTCATAAGTATCAAATAAACCATAACTTTCTTCTTTACAATAATCATATTCGGGTTCTTTAGGGTCGTTCATTGTGTCTAAATATTCGAACATTTCTTTTAAATTATTTATTTTCCCCACGATTTTCACCTCTCCATTTAATGAGTATTTTCTTTCCCATTTAAACTATGCACAATCTCATTTATAGCCATTAATAAAATACTTTTTGTCATACCATCAAATTTACTTTTATCAATATGGTCTTTGACTTCTTGTGCCTTTTCTTTTCCATTATTAATTCTTTTTAATAATAAATATATTTTTTTATATAAATCTAATTGAACTCGTTGAATATCATTTAATTTTCCATTTGTTTGAATTTCTAAATTGGTTAATTCTAAAATTAAATTTTCATAATTTTTCATCTCATTTTCCATTTAATTACCTCAATTCTTTTAGTTCTTCTTCTAAATCATAACACCTATTTTTCCACTCTTGAATTTGGTCTTTTAGGCATTCAATTTCATTTTTTAAATCTGAAATTTGATTTTCCATAGCCCCACCATTTAACCAATGGTCTAAATAATTTCCAAATTCTCGTTTATCTAAAATAGATTGACCGAATAAATCACAAGCCGTTCTTAATAAACTTTGTAATTGATTTGCTTCCCATCTATTTTGCTCACTATAAGAGTCGTCTTTATAGATTTTACTGCAAGTTTCACTATTATAATAAGCAACCATATCATAACTGATTTCTCTTATCATTTTTAATATTTCGGCTAGATTTAATGTGCTAATAACATAATTTAAAACGCTTTCCATTCTTTCCAAATTAATATCTTTTGAATAAAAGTCATCTCTAGGTTCAATATTTTCTATCATTTTATGTCCTCCTTATCTAACCAAGAATAAAAATCTTCTAAATCTTTTTTATTCTCTATTCTAAATGATTTATCTTTTCCACTATGTCTAGTTTTTATATAAAATATAATTCCGTCCCTCGTATCTAAAGTAAACCATAATCTAAAATCTAAATATTTAGGCATTTTACGATTTTTCATTAAAGCCGAGCATTCTTTCCAAGAATTATTTTCCATTACATAATCAATTAAATCTTTTAAATCTTGACTTGTCATATTACACCTCTTTATTCACTAATTCTAATTTCTATTACGCAAGAATTCTTTTCTTTTAAATCCATAGCATTACCAAATCTAAAATATTTAGTCCCCGTTTCATCAGAAGAAGTTGTTGCTAGTTCTCCTATTATTTGATTTTTATTATGTTTTAAATATTTTATTGTATTTTTGATAATCTCCTCATATTTTTTAACATCATTTAAATTAAGAACTTTTGTTTCCGTTTTTCTTTCCAAATCTTTTATAGAATACATTTTTCTAAATCTTATCATATTTACTTTCCGTCCTTTTCGGCTAATTTGCTTTCCATCTTTTCTATGGCTTGTTTTAAAACATTAATGTTAAAATCATATGCTCTAGTCATAGTATCTACGAATTGATTAATTTTTTCTTCAGTAAGTTCTTCGTGTTGTAAACTAGGTAAAACTAATTTTTCAATTTCCATTTTATTTTTTACTGTTTTTAACTCTGAAATAATTATTTTATCTTCCATTATTCTTCTACCTCCACTTCTACTATATTCCCACAATCACAACATTCAAATAGTTGTGTTTCGTGCATTAAACTCCAACCTTTTGTCATAAACATAAAGGCTCCGTCCATAAAACTTTTAACTAAATTAATTTTAGAAATATGATTAGTTTCTTTTTTACAATGTTCACAATATAATTTAATCTTTTCTTTCTTCCACATTATTTATCGCCTCATATTTCTTTGGTATTATATTAATAATAACAATATTACTTTTAGTAACCTTTTCATCATACTTTTCGTCATATTCTCTATCTAATTCTTTATATGCTTGTCTTTTCATATTATTTGTTTGCTCTGTTAATGACTCAGCTAACATTGTTTTAATTTTTTCATAATCTTCCTTTGTAAAATCTTCTAACTTCTTGTCATAATTAAACATTGCATCTCCAAATACATTTTCAGTTCCTTTTGCAAATAATTCAAATGTAAATACTTCCTTTGCATATTGATATGTCATAAAATAACTATACTTGTTTTCCATAATTTCTTTCCTCCCACAATTTCTAACTTTCCATTTAATGTTATTATTTTATTAAAAAAGTGCAAATTTTAAATAATTTCATAACATCTGCACTTCCCCACGATTTTAAGAAGTCCATTTAATGTAGATTTCCACACAAAATTGACAAAGCCATTTATACACCAATCTCTTCTTTGGCTTTTCTACCTCTTTTAACTGATATTAATTGGTCTATTTCTTCAAACTCTACTTGTCTAGGGTTGTAAGGGTGGCTCAATTCTCTTTCCTTTTTATATAAACTTGCCATAAACATTTCTCTTGAATTATACATAGCAAATCTATTTCTTCCACTATCAAACACCCTCTTAATTTCATAATCATTATTAAGAGTTCTTCTTCTCAATCTTTTTTCTTTCAATAAATTTATAAATTTTAAAGCACTTGCTTGTGTAAAGTCGTGTACTTCCATATAATGTAGTAAATCACTTATATATTCATCATTTTGTGATTGATAAGAAGAAATGTTATCAAAATACTCATCAACCTCATTGAAATATTTTTCAATATTCTTTATTTTTTCTATTATTTCAAAATGTTTAGGTTCTTCTTCATTTTTAGTTTCCATTTCTTCTATATCTTCACTATCTTCTTCATTGTCAATTAAACTTAAATTGTCGTTATTTTCAGTTTCATTGTCAACATTTTCTTCTAAAAGTTCTTTTACTTCATCTGCTACCTCATTATTTACTTTTCTAGGCATACTAATCTTCATCTCCTACTAATTCTTCAAGTTTATTAAATAAATCTTCATTTTCCATAAGTTTACCTAATAATTTTAATATTCTTTCCTCTTTACTATTTGTTTCTTTTTCTTCTTGTTTTCCTAACATAGCCATTTTAACCCTATCTTGTGATGAATGAGAATAATTATTTGTAGTTGCAATACTTGAATGTCCCAACTCATCACGGACAGTTGCTATATCATTTCCATTTCTTAATTGTTCTGTTCCAAAACTATGTCTCAATTTGTGAGGACTAAAATGTTCCCACCAATCAATTTCTCCATAATGTAATGGACTTTCATTAAACTTTCTAGCCCACGACTTCATACTACCCTCAAAGTTTCTTCTAATCAAAACATTTCCATTGTCGTTAAGCATTAAAGTGTCATCATTTTGCTTTCCATTTCTTTCCACAATTTCGGCTCTTTTACTTTCCATAAATTGTCTAGCAATTTCTTGCACCCATAAAGGAAAATATATTTGTCGTTCTTTATTTCCTTTCCCTATAATGTTTGCATAACCATTTTCAATATCAGTACAAGTTATTTGTACTAATTCACAAAATCTAACACCTGTTGCAAAGATAATTGCCATACCTGTTTTAACACGAATATCTCTTGTAAAAGCCAATAAATCTCTAGCCGTATCTCCATCGAGATATTTAGTTTCTCTTCTAGGCACTTTTGCAAATGGAATTCTCAAAATATCATTATCAATATTTTCTTTTAATTCTTCACTTGCATACTTATAAACTTCTTTTATTGCCGTTAATCTTGTATTTCTACTTCTTTCACTATTTCCATTGTCGGCAAGTGAAGATAACCACTCTTTAACATTATTTGCTTTCATAGATAACAAGTCTTCTTTTGTCTTAATATTGTTATATTCTAAAAAACTTTGTATTCTATAAATATATTGATTAGTAGTATTTTCACTTTTACCCTCAATTTTCATTTTATAGTTCTTGAAGTCTTGAAAAAAGTTTTCCATAATTACACCTCCTTATTATTTAATTAAATACTAACACATTTTTTCTCTAATGTCAAGTAATAAATTCCCTCTTCTTCTTTAACTTTTATCTTTCCTTTAAATTGTTTTTTAACTTCTTCTACTTGCTCTATATAAAATACATAGGCTTGTCTATTATGTTTTAAATCATCAAGTGCGTCCCTAACAACATTTCTAAAATAACTATTTTCTTCTTCAAAATAATTTTCCATATTCATTTTCCTTTCCATAATTTACAAACCCCCACAATTTTTGAATTGCCATTTAATTGCCCCACGATTTTACGAGTTGCATTTAATATTATTCATACCAATAATCAAAATCTAATTCACAACTCATAATATTTTTAGCAATTTTGCCGTCTTTAAATCTAATTGTATATCTATCATTATATACGTCTTTACCTTTTTTATATTCTAAAATCTCTACAATTTGATTATTATATTTAGTTAGGTCTTCTCCTCCAACTATTTTAGTAAAAAATCTTGCTTGTTCCATTATTTTTCCTCCATATCTACTAATTTATTATCTAATAATTCCTCCATAGTTATATCAATAGTAGAGTTATCTAATAGTTGTATTAAATCATAGATAAAACTATTTACCATTACCCTTTTATTCTTATAATTTATAATATCTTTACTATAATTACGATTATCTAAATAATCATAAATGCTATCTATCAATCTAATAGTAGTAATATCTACATTAAAATTGTCTTTAATATATTCTATAATTCTTTCTTTTTCGTTCATAATTACACCTCTTCTATATTTATTTCCTCTTCTTTTGCTTGTTCTATAATACTTTTATCGTCATAACCTAAATAATAAGTTACGTTTTCTTTAAAAATGTCAAAGAAATTATCAATTTCACATAATAAATCTTCGTATCTTTCCCCTTTTAAAACTATTTCAGTTCCGTCTAATAACCATAAATGACACTCTTTCATAATCTACCTCCTATTTAATAATATAATTCTCTTTATTTCTAAAATGTCCCTTTATTATTCCTTTTATCAGTGTATGACTAACGCCATACATTTCAGCGAGTTGCCTATAACTATACTTAACACGAGGGTCGTGTTTATCAACTTTTTCTTCTTTACCTTTTTTATATAATTCTTTAATTTCTTCTACTTGTTCGTCAGTTAATTTAGATTTAATATTGTTTTCACCTTGTACGATTATTTTTTTACTTTCCAATTTTAAATTACTCAACCTATGATTTAATTGATTTCCGTCCAAATGAATAATAATATTATTTCTATCTTCTAAATCAAATGTATCTTGATTAAAAGCATAATAAACTAAATGTGATGTAAAATATAATTTTCCATTTATCTTTACTTGTTTACTATTATTTAATTTCTTTCCTCTAACGCCGTAAATATTACCATTATCACATATTGTATAACCCCATAAATGTACTTTATTCATTGTTGTTATTCCTCCTCGTCTAAATATTTTTGTAATTTATCGCAACCAATACTAAATATTGTTGCAAACTCTATATTTTTACTTTCTTTACCTTTTCTATAAAACTTAACGTACTTTTTTGTATTGTTGATTTTAAAACCCCCTATTTTCTTTTGTGCTTTTGCAAGAAAAAGAGATTGCGGAATATATTTACACATATCAATAAACTCTCTTTTTCCGTAGCGTTTTATAAAATCAACGTTAGTCATTTAATCGTCCTCTTCTATTTTATTTCTTTCCATAACATTTACAACCTCGTCCATTAAGTTTTTACTCAACCACATAATTATTAAGTTAATCATTTTATATCCCCTTTTCTAATAGTCTACTAATTTCGTAATTTATATCTTGCATATCAACTAATTTTAAATTACCTAGTTCAGTTGCTAATCTATTCATAGCATTTTCGTCTTGTTGTATTCTTCTATATTTTTTCTCGTTTTTCAATGTTAATTCGTCGTCATTTTCTAAATAAAAGTTTATATAATTATTGATATATTTTTTCATAGTTTCCATAATCTCTTTACCTCTTTTCTTAAATACTTTTTAATTTATTTGCCCAATAATCTATAAAATTATTTGCATTTTGTTTACTAAAATCAATAAACTTTAAATCATAATTTACTAAAATTGTATTTTCCTTTTTAATGATAAGTCTATTATCTTTTTTAGTAATTTTAATATTTTTACTTTTGGAGCATTTTTCTAATGCTTTTTTAACTTTATTATAATAACTCATATTACACCTCTTCTAATTCATTATGTAAATCAATTCCAATGCAATATTCTTCAATTAGTCTTTCGTATTTATGTATTTCTTCAACATTTGTAGAGTTTAAATAATCTAAATACCAATTACAAATGTCCCAAATATCGTCTAATTCTCCACAATCAACGTCTCCGTTATGTTCTTCTAATTCTTCTTGCGTAATACCCTCTTTTTCGTAATATTCTTCATAACTATCACGACACCAATCTAATAATGTATCAGCACCTTTTAACCCATTTTTATAGATTGCGTCATTTAATTGTTCTTTTAATGTTTTATTATATTCTTCATTATTATTTTTTTTCCAAAAATTATATAATGTATTTAATAATCTTTCTTTCATTATCTACACCTCCGCTATTTTATAATCTTTCATTTCTTCTAAAAACTCTTCGGTACTCATTAAACCTTCATACCAATCTATAATATAGGCGTTTCCATAAATACCAAAATATTCTCCAATAATGTCTTTTACTCCGTCGTCATTTTTATCAACATAATTTTCAAAATGTACCAATACTTTATCAATTTTATTTAATGTATCAGCGTCTAATTTATTTTCCAATATTTTATAGTCTTTACACTTATCTAACAATTTCATATTAAACCTCTTTCCTTTTTACTACGTGCATAATATTTATCTTCTTGTCTTTTAGTTTTAATTCTTTTCCAATTTTGTTTATTAGTTTTTTCTTTCTTCTTTAATAGTTTACGTATCATTAAATCTAATTTTTTATTTTGTAATTCAACGTTTATTTCCATTAAAGTCATTAAATCTTCATTCGTTATAAACATATTATCACTACCATTCAAACTCATAATCGTAAGTAATATCTTTATATTCCCAACCATAGACTACATTAAGATAACCGAAAAATCTATCAATTCCGTTGCAATTTCCCCACGCTTGATAAACCTCTTCCCAATGTTCGTCAAGTCCATAATCTTGTGCGTCGTCTTCGTCTAATATTTCAGCACTCGCACTTGCATAATTACTTGCCATATCTAATATTTTTTTTAATTCTTCACTACTTATATGACTAGGAATAAATAATCTATATAAGTCAACCCCACACTCTTCTTCCATACTTTTAATAATAATTTCTCTCATAATTATTTTTCCTCCTCATTATAATTAGTATAATCATAAGTAATAAACTCGCATATATTATTATCTTCGTCCCATACCTCAACACCACTCGCTTGTAAATATGGTCTTCCGTCTTCTCCGTTATGAGCGGTAGCACAAATTGTTTTAAAGTTCATATCTAAATAATTATCTTCTTTATCATAATTAGTGCACTCAACCCACGTACTATTATAATAAATATCTTCTATATTTTTATAATCTTTAACTATTTTTTCAAGTTCTTTCCAATCTTCATAACCTTTTTTTATGTTAATCATTTTCAATCACTTTCCCTTTCCAAGTTAATTTTCCATTTTGTAAATAAAAATTATCTTTTACATACTCTTCTAAACAAGTATATAGTCCTTTTGTTGAAACATTATATTCACTTTTCATAAAGTCGTTTGCAACCTTTTTACAAAAGTTATAAGCGTCGTCAGTATAATATGGTAGTATTCCACTGATTAAATCTCTTCCTAATGCAAATACTACATAATAATAACTATCTTCACTTAATTTATTATCTCCTACATATATTAAATTATCTCCGTCTTCACTTATCATAAAACCTAATGCGTCTAATAAGTCGTTTCTATCACTATAATAGATAGGAGTATCTAATGCTATTTCATTACTTTTTAATGCTCTATTTATTAAAACATTTAATTTTAAATCACTATCTTTATATAGATTTTTAATATACATAAGCATATCATAATCACTTTCTAAAAATAATTTTGATATTTCTTCGTTAGTTTCTTCTTTTGTTTTTTCAATTCCTAATTTTCCACCATCAGCAACGTGTCTTAACATATCTTCCGTACTTTCACTATCGCTTTCGGTATTGTCTTCATACAATTTATAAATATTTTGTTTTCCAAATAATTTACAAGCGTCGTCTAAATTGATTTCTTTCATACCAACCCATTTATAACCATAATCTTGTAAATCTTTATTTATTTCCATTAAAATCATTTATAACACCTCAATTCTAATTATATCATTTTTAGATATTTTTTTATCTTCTATAAATCTTTTTAGTTCAGCAAGTAAATTGTCTAAACTTGAATATTCGTAAATGTTTGTTTCATTTTTAGGGTATCTAACTTTTGTTATACTTAATTCCCACATATTTACACCTCGCATTTAATCTAAAACGCTCCGTCAAATGCGTTTTCTAATCTTTCTTTTATTTCTTCTTCGTGTTTGTCAAGAAAATTGTCAATGCTATCTAATAAAGAAACATTACTATCGTCTTCTTTTTTATAATCTTCATATATTTTCTTTATTTCTTCATAATATATATCTATATAACACCATTTATCTTTAAAATATGAAGATTTCACAATTTGTAATGATAAATATATCATACACTCATTATCATATTCAGTATAAACTTTATTTTCCATATTTTACACCACCTTAACACCATAATTATCTTTAATATAATTTTTATAATATTCTCTTTCTTCTAAATCGTACCACTCCCATTGTTCCCATAACATTTTTATACATTGTTTTAAACAATAGTCGTTATCGCATTTACGTTCTACTAAATCACACCAAGTTTTAATACTAATTTCACTTGCTTTATAATTACTTTCTAAATATTCCCAAGTTTCATTTAAAATATTTGCATATTTCATAATTATTCCTCCTCGTCTAGTATTTTTATTAAATCTTCTCCTACTAAACTATATCTAATATCTCTATTCATAATGTATTCTCTAATTTTATCTTCTTTTGATTGTTCTTTTTCTAAATCATTTATTGCTCTAACAAAATCACTCATAAAATCAGTATAATCGTGTAATGATTGTTCGTTAATATCGTCTAAATTGCGGTCTTTACAATCAGTTTCTACAAACCAATCATATAAGTTTTGAATAAAATTATAATGAATATCATATACGTCATTATAATCAGCGTTAGTATTATCTCCTAAATGCCAACCATATTCACGCATTTTTTCAAATATTTTTTCTTTAATCTTCATAATCATTACCTCCAATTATATCTTCTACATTGTCGTTAATATTTTCGTTCATAAGAGTATCATATCTATTTATAATTCTACTTATTTTTCTTAAATCGTCGTTGTTTTCAATTTCTACTGGTATTTCTCCATATCTTCCATATAAATAAATAGCAACCTCAAATATATTTTGTAATTCACTTTCATAAAGATATTTACTTTCTATCTTTTGTAAATCTTTCATTAAATCATTTACTTGTTCTACTATTTTTTTCATATTTAATCAATACCTCCTCAATCATTTTTCTAATTCTTTCTTCTTCTTCAACCGCTAAATGTAATTTTCTCATTTCTTCTAATGTTAGATATAATAATACAATTTTTTGGTCTATACATATTATATCTTCTTCGCTCCAATGGTCGTATTCACTAGCGTTTATATAATCATTATCAAACATAAAGTCTACAACTTGTTCCTCTTTTGTTTTAATAAAGTTTTCTATAAGGTCTCCGTTTCCTTTTCCTAAATAATAAGGGTGGTCTTTATCTTTTTGTTTTCTTAAACTATAAATAACATTATTGACGTCGTATAAGTCTCCGTGAAATGCGTCAATATAATTTTCCATATAACCTCCACTAATTATAGAGTTCATATCATACATAGCCCTATCAATTGAATAGTTATCGTTTCCTCCGTATATTTCAGCACTATCATAAACTAATCTTGAAATAATTCCGTATGTTCCGTTAACTCCGTCGTCTACATAATTCTTAACATAATTCAATGCTCCGTCATAATCTAGGAAGAAAGCAACGTTTTCGTCATAATACCCATATTTTCTATCATATACGTTATTATAACAATCATATTCTCCCTCTCCCTCTCTTAATAAAACTCCAACCTCAACTTTATATAAGAAACAATGTATACTTGAATAATCATAATTTATCTTTCTATATTTTTGTGAGATATTTTCTTCGTCTTTATATTCTACGTCTTCAAACGCTACAAACGGACATAAATTACATTTATAAATATGTGTTCCGTTATAATCTTCGTGTTCTAAATCTCCGTCTTCACACATAGGACATTTCATATTTGCCACGATTTCAGTTGTTTCATTTAATAACTCTACAACGTCGTTAATTAGTCTATTACACTCGTTAATATGTTCGTTTTCGTCTTGTAATTCGTCTTCTATTTCTCCTAATAAAGACTTTGCATAACCTTTATTTTTCTTTCCTTTTATATTTTCCATTTCTTTTATTAAAATATTCTTTGCGTCTTCTAATGTATTTATATCTTCATATTTATATTCTTTTCTCATATTTCCACCTCCATTAAAAATTAGTAATTAGTTAAATAATCTTCGTCGTCATACCAATAATAACCTATATCTCCGCAAGTATTATAAATTACTTCTCCCGTACCCTCTTCGTCATAAGTCATATAATCTCCGCTAATATCTTCACATATATAACCACAATAATAAGGTATTCCGTCTTTCCAATAATCTATTTCAACCTCGCTCTTATCTAATTCTCGGTATACGTCATAATAAGCATACTCTAATTCAGTTTTTGCTTTTTCAATTCTATCAATTATATATTTTGGTAGTTGTCCTCCACAATGTTCTTGATTACCATTTTCAGTAATATCATTTAGATATTCCCAACTCTTTTTTAATTCCGCTAAAATCTCTCTATTTGTCATTTAAAACACCTCCTATAATGTTTGTTTCAAATAATCTAATATTTTGTCTTCTAATTTTTTTAATACATATTTTTGTACGTTATTAAACTTGTTTCCTCTTTCTTCTTCGCTTTTGAATAATTTTAAATATGTTCCGTTATGATAGTTATCGTATAATTCTTGATAAGTATCGCAACTTTCAACGCATTTTAGTTCAGCAACCATATTTTGTAAATCAATCTCATTAAATATCATTACTCATTTACCTCAACTTTCTCTAAAATAATTAAATATTCTTCTTCACAATTTTCTATAAAATCATTAAACATTTCATACGCTTTTACAACGTCTTTTCCATTATCTAATAATTTTTTATCATATTTTTTATAATACCAATTGTTTTTATCTAATGCGTTAAGAGTTGTTTCTTCCACAATTTTATCAATTGCATTTAAACCGCTCTTTTTGTCAGTATAAACACCAATTATTTTAGTATTTATTCTTGTTTCTTTTAATAATCTAGCATTATCTCCGTATGTTTCATAAAGAATATACATATTACCAATCTCCCTCGCCAAAATCTTCAAACAATTTATAATCTTCGTCGTTTTTTAGATATATTCTTGCAAATGTATACCCGTCAGTATCAGCGTCGTATTCTTTCATTTCAATTTTTACATTTAATTGTTCGTCAGTAAAATCATATTCATAATTTCCTTTTTCATTACACCAACCTAACTCTTTAACATAAGAATAGTCGTCTCTTTTATTAAGATAGTTATTATTAAAACCTAATTCTAACATTTCTCTTAATGTAATATCGTCATACTTTGCAATATTATATCTTCTATGTAATTCTTCTCTAAAATCTTCTTGTAATTTCCATAATAATATATTTTCTCTTTCCATAATTATACCTCCCAAAAATCTTTTTCAATTCTAAAATTATGTACTAAACAACGAGGAGTAATAACCTCATATATACAATGATTTTCAAATAAATCTACTAAAATATTTCTTTCTTCAATATTATGTTCTTTACAAAAATCATATACACAACTCCATATATAACTATGTTTATGATTTTCGTCATTATCATTATAACATTTCCATAAAATATTATCTTTTACTTTAAATAAATCATAATAATATTTTCTATATCTTCCGTCGTCTTCGCAAAAATCTTTTAAAAGATTATACATTTTTTGTAATTTATCTCTTTCCATATTTTGCTTTCCTCCTTAATCTAAATCTTCTTCACTTTCTATATTTACATATATATTTACGTGTTTTCCGTCTTCTAGTTCTAGTTGTATTTCTTCGTCTCCAAAAACCTCCATTAAATTATATTGAAAGTTTTCTCTAACAACCTCTTGTATACTTTCACTTATTAGTTTATATAAATCGTTAATATCTAATTGCATAGATTATTTACCTCCTTTATTATTTAATTCAGCACTAAACATATTTAATATTAAATCTAATGCACTTAATACACTTTCATAAGTTGCAAATGTTCCATTATAATATTCTATATTGTTCTTTAATTTAATCACTAAACAATAATTATTTGCTCCTCTATTGATAAACTCAATATTCCAATCTTTATTCTTTAATATTGTTGTATTTATTAGTGATATTTTTTCTTCCATTACTTGTAATTTTTCTCTTGATTTCATAATGTTTCCTCCTCTTTACACTTATAGTATATCATATATTTAATATTAAATGCGACTTTTTAATTATTTTTTTTCAATTCTTCTAAATCTTTTTCAAAATAATCTAACCATTTTATATCATTTTCGTTATTTTTATCTACGTATTTCTTTCCTACTTTTAATAATGAATAACCATAATCTAATTGGCTTTCCGTATCGTCTTCGTCCCAACACATTTCATTATTAAAATAGTCAATAGCACGTCCAACAATTCTATTTACTAATTCAGTAAATGTTTGAAAACACTCTTCTTCTACAAATTGATTTTCAAATTGAATATCTAATATATTAAAACCTTTTTTACACTTAATAGGTCTCCAATCATACATAGAACAAAAATCGTCTAATATTTCTAAATCAGCGTCTCCACCAATTTCTTTTAATGTTATTTTTTGATTATCTAAAAAATAATCTTCTTCTTTCCCCACACTTTTTATTAAGTCATTTAATGATAGCACTTTTGTTTCTTCACAATTCTTTAAATAGTCTTCTTTTTCTCCATAAGTAAAACCTTTTCCAAATTGAAACTCAAAACATACGTGTTTTATTCCCTCGTGTCTTGCTCCGCTCATAATACCGCTCTTTTCGTCAATTTTTCTTAACCAATCTACATAAGTTTTTAGTCCTAAATCGTCCATTAAGTCCATAAACTTATATATATCGTCATTTTCATAATTGATTTCTACAACGGCGTCATAACAACCTAATAAAAATCTTTCATAATCAGTTAACATAGATTACACCTCCATATATTTATTATATAAATAATCTTTCTCTTCTTTTGTAATTAAATTATAACTATAATGTTTGTTAATTACGTCTTGAATATACTTTTTGTTAGTGATATTTTTTAAATGATTTTCTAATTCAGCAACCATATTATTTGTATCTAAATTAGTATATATCATAATAAACACCTCCTAAATATTTTCCATAACTTTTTGTATTCTTTTATATTCTTTTTTAGTTGTAAAGTTTTCCATATATTGACAATCTAATATATCTTTAATTTCCTCTTTCTTTCTAACAATTGCGTCATAACCGCTTTCGTCAAAATCATATAAATAATATTTACCATTTTTTGATTGTCTCAATTCGTATCTATCATTACTTGCTTTCATTAAAACTTTATTGAAAAAGTCTAAATCATTTTTTAAATCATATTTCTTAAAATAAATATTAAACATATTATTTTACCTCTTTTTCTTCAATATAGATTGACGTATGATTACTTGCATATTCTCCGTCAACATAACCGCTATAATAATAATCTTCTTCTAGTTCATTATCATAACCAAAATCTTCTTTTTTTATTTCTTCAATTCTTTTTCTAGTAAACTTTTGTGCGTCTTCTTGTGAATAAAATACTTTTATATCGTGTCCGCCGTCAAAATCAGCACTCCACTCTTCAATTACTAAATAAACCTTATTCATAATCAACCACTCTTTCCTCAATATTATAGATTTCTTCGTCGTCATTATCATAAATAATACGTAAACCTAATTCGCTTTCTATAATTTCAGCGTCTAAACAATCATTATCTTTAATTTGTTCTAACGTTTCTTGTTTGATTATTTGTAATTCTTCTTTTGCTTTTTCTAACGTACTTTTTACTCCATAATTAGATAAGATTGTACTAATTTCGTCTCCGCTATAAACACCAACTACTACATATACTTTCATAATTATTTTACCTCCTTTTTAATACGTCTTTCAATGCTTTTCAACCATTCTCTAATGCTTTCTATTTCAACTTGTAAATCTAAATTATCATTATTTACTTTATATCTCATATCAGCACCTAATTGCTCCACATTGTCTATTTCTTTTAATAACTTTTCTAAATTAGTTAATTTTTCCACTATTTAATCAACTCCTCACGTATGATTTCAACAATATGGTCTTTTGTTAATTCTTCAACCTCATAATATTTACTATTGATTTTATTTGAAATATTATAACAAGCGTTAAATAATTCTTCTTCGGTATAACCTTTAATATTCATATTGATTTCATACTTTGCAAGTAGTCCACTTTCTACACCCATAATCATAATTTCTAGTCCATTTTCAACGTCTCTAACTCCAACGCCTTTTAATGTTTCTTTATATTCTTCTTCCTCATAATCTTCCTCTTCGTCTAAATATTCTTCTTCGTCGTCGTCATAATCAGCGTCTTCGTCGTCTTCGTCTTCTAATTCTACATAATATTCATTATCATAATTATCGTATTTAATACCTAATTCGTCAAACAACATATTTCTCATTTCAGCGTATTTATCAAATGTATCGTGTCTTTCAGTAGCATTTCCGCATTGTTCCGTTGCAACAACGCAAGTATTTAATGCAATTACACTTGAATATAAACTTTTTAAATAATCAACTCTATTCATATTGAATAAATCTTCTTCCATATTATCTAAAATTGTTTCTTTAATATATTCTAATGCTCCTAAATCTCCCTCGTTCATAAGTTTATTAAACTCTATACTATTAAAATTATAATATCTCATATTTATTCCTCCTCTTTAATTATAATTTATTTAATTATAAATGCTTTTATTTCTTTATAATTTTCTAATTCTTCTAATTCAATATTTTTTACAATTTCAATTACATAAGATTTTATCTCTAAATCTTCAAAATCTTGCGTTGCGTCAATATCTTGTAGAATATCGTCATAAACCCAATCTATTGTATCATTATAAGTGATTACTCTACTTGCTCCCATTTCTTGTTGCCAATCATAAAATTGTTCTACCCTATCTTTTAAATAAGTCTCCGCATTATTTTGAATAATACCTTTTAAATCACTTATACGTTTTTCTTCGTTTTGTTCGTTTTCTACGTCTTCTACAATTGTTTGGTCTATCATAAACCAACCACTCATAGAGTTAGTATATAAACCTATTTTTTTATCTTCGCTCCATTTTTCAGTAATTTTTAAAAGTTGTGCGTTTTCTTCTTGATAGTATTTTAATTCGTCTTCTTCTAAATCTTCATTTTCTTGCATAATTTTTATACTATCATTTAATAACTCTTCTAAATGTTTCTTTTCAATGATAAATCTTTCTCCGTCGTCGTATAATAAATTATTCATATTTATACCTCCTAACTAATTTATTATTGCCGTGGAGATTGCAACTAAATTGTTGCAACCCACGTTTTTATGTACCATTTTTTAAAGTTCTTGAAATAGTTATTTGCAAACTTTTCAATATCGCTATAATTCAAGTCCGCATAACTTTCTTCAATATCAGTAGTCCACTCCATTAAGATTATATCTTTTTGTGTTTCTACCTCTTTACACTTTAAATAGATTTCTTGATTGTTTCTTCCTTTTGTTGCTATTACATATAATTCTTGTTTCATAATATCTCCTCTTTCTTTATTACACTTTAATTATATCATAATGATTTCCTTAAATGCGACTTTTAGAAAAAGTTTTTATTATTCTTCGTATAAATCTTTAATTGTTAGATTTCCATATTTTTGTAAATCTTCTTCAATAATAGTATTATGTGCGTATGTATCAATTCCGCCTTTATCTATAATATTATAGATTTCAATCTCCGCTTTTAATAATTTCTTAACGTACCATAAATCATTTTCTCCCGTATCTACTTGATATGAATATTCTTCTTGTAATTCTCTTGTAATTAGTTGTAATAATGTTTCTTCGGTCTCTTTCGTAAATGTTTTTTGTTTTTTCATTTCCTCATTTCTCCTTTTTACAATCTAATTATACCATACCAATTATACTAAATGCGACTTTTGGAGAAAAAAGTTATTAAAACTTTTCCCTCCTCAATCAGCATATTTTAATAATTTGTTTCCATTTTTCTATATTTTGCAAAATCTTTTAATGCGTCTATTTCGTCTTTTGTCGGTTTTCTATTGTGTAAACCTCTAACTTGTACTATTGTATTGTGTCTAACCTCAAATGTAATTAAACTTTCTTTTTTGTCTTTTCTTAAAAAGTAAATTAAACAATCTCCGTCAATAACACGTTTGATATAACTTGCAACACAATGATTAAGATTGTCTCCCTCTTTCTTTAAATCATTACTACAAGTAGGAGCAACTACACTATATTTTTTACCATTATATTCTTTAAAGTCTTTATATCTTTCTTTAAACATTTTTTCATTTTCTTGTTCTACTACTACTTTATGATTTCTTCTTGCTATATCGTGTGTTTGTCTTAAATAACTTGAATATAAAGTAGGTTTTATTTCTTCGTCTTTACACATATCTAAATAATCAGCAAGTTCACTAATAAAATCTCTAACTCTATCATAACCTTGATTGATTGTTTCATTTACAACATAATTAGTAAACTTTCCTAACGTATAGTTATCTCTTAATACTTTTCTTTCACTATAATTAGTTAAGATTGTATCTAATAACCCGTTATCGTTTCTATAATATTGTGTATAATCAATGTTATAAAAATCTAAATCTTCTTGATAGTTTTTAATTTCTTCTATATAATCTAACCACTCTTTTTCAGTTTTATTTACTCCGTATTTTTCTCCGTATGTTCCGTTAATATATAGTCTATTTTTAAATAATTCTTTAATTGTTCCTCTTTCTAATGCGGTATTATATGTTTCTAATGATACGCCAATTAGTTTATAAATAGGTAGAGGTTTTTCAATATCTCTTAATTCTAGTAAATCGTCCATTATTTCTTTTGGAGATGTCTTTATTATGATTTCAAACGCTTTGTTAGATTGATAATAATCTTTTAAATCTTCTAAATTATGTCTTCCCTCATAATTGACACCGAATAATGTATTTACAAAATCAGCATTTTCAACTTTTCTTAATGCACTTGTAATATTCCAATTATAACCCGTATTTTCTCTAATTTCTCCGTTATATGTTCCGTCTTCGCCGTTAAAATATATTGTTGCATTTTTACTTTCTAAAAAGCCAATAACACTTTCACTTAATAATTTTGTATTCATTTTAGAGTTATCTCTTGAAATAGTATATTTATATGTTCTAACAATAATACTTGCTAAATCATAATCATAACCTACAACAACGCTTATTTCTCCAATTTTTTTGTCTACATTATAAGTAATATGGTCTTCGTCAAAATCGTCGTATAATAACCCGTTGTCTAAATCAAAATAACCCTCTCCACCTTTATAATTATAACTATCATAATGTATAACTATTCTTTCTTTAATAGGTATAAACTTTTTAGAATACATTTTACTAACCTCGTTGCTTAATTCAATACCTTTTTGTTCTATTTCTCTTGCAAGTTTATTCATTTCTCTTTTAATACTTGCTATCTTTTTGTCGCTATCAATATTGTTAATTCTTAAAACACTTGTAAAATCGTGTTCCTCTTTACTAAAATAATTTTTAATATAATTTTCTTGTTCGTTCATTATTCAGCACCTCCAATAATTTCTTTAATTTTATTTTCAAAATAATTTATTTGATTGACGCACCATTTTACCATTTCTTGATTTTTAGTAATTTGTTGCTCCAATGTTTCTTTCATAACTTTTAATTCTTTAATATAATCTTTTACGTCTTCTATTGTGATTTCTCTTTTTATTTGTTTTTCTTCTTTTTTCTCCACGTTTTTTTGATTTTCATTTAATACGTGATTTTTCTTTTTAATGAAATAACCATAAACGCAACGTGTACCGCCACGACTACAATCATACGTATCATTTATAACTCCGTTCTTTACACAAGTTGTATGTTTACTAACATTTACAATAATAGTCTCGTTCATAGGTATTTCGTTTGCTCTTAAATGTACTTGACAACCTTTTCCAATTTCCATAGTTGCAACCCACGTCCAACCTAAATCTTCTAATACTTTTCTTATTGTATCTTTGTAAACTCCGTTTCTTGCGTTTGATATTCCTTTTTTTCTTTTGCCTACGTGTTCTTTTTTAGCATACTTATTTATTAAATCGTAAACCTCTTTATAGTCCATATCGTTGCCAATTGCAATTGCTCTACATACACAATCGCCTACACGTTCAGCACTAAAATATTTTGCTCTTCCTCCGTCGTTATAATTAAAACCTAATTCCATAAAACACCTCTTCCGTAAAGAGTGGTCTTCTTCCTCTTTACACCTATATAATATCATATAATATATGTCAAATGCGACTTTTTATGAAAAAAGTTTATTTTAATATAATTTTATTTCTCCTACAACTCTAACTTTTTTACTATATTTACATTTATTTTTAAATTGTCTTAAAAAATATTCATTTTTAATATATTTTGTAAATACTTGATTAGTTAATAAGTTTAGTACGTATACTTTATAATCATAATACTCGTACGTTTGTTCGTTTCCCATTATTCCACCTCTTCAACCTCTTTTATAGTGATTTCAAACAATCTAACGTCGTCGTTTGTTTCTATAAAGATTTTATTATTTTGTGTATAATAGATATTTACGCCGTTTTCTACTTTTATATTTTCAGCGTTTTCAGTTATAATATCATAAATATTTTCTAACAATAATTTTTCCATATTTACACCTCTTTAAATCTTATTCCGTAAACGTCTCCGTTTTCCATTTCTACGCTAAAATCTTCTATCATATAATCGCATAAATCATTGTACCATATTTCGTTTCCGTTTTCGTCGTATAATACATAGTTTTCATAATAATTACTTGCTCCACTACATAACATACAACTCATATAATACCCGTTATCGTACTCATAACCACCTATACTAATTTCGTCGTCTTCTTTTGCATTTAAACGCTCTATACGTTCTTGCATTTCTTCGCTAGTATCTTCAAACTCTATTTCTTCTAATAACTCGCTTAATACTTTCTTTTCTTGTTTATCAATTTCAATTATTCCTATACGTTCCATAATTGTACCTCCTAATATTTTTCTTGAATAACTAAATCAAACGCCGTTTCGCTTGTTTCTTCAATATATATAGGTATTTCAACGCCTAATTTACATAATTTTGGTATAACACTATTATAAATAATATCGCTAAAATCAATATCACTTAAAGCGTCGTTTTTATACATTTCTTTTACAATTTCTTTTATTTTATCAGTAGTTTTTGCATTTTTAATTTTTTGTTCGCATTTTTGAATATATTGTAAACTATTTTCTTGTATTTTAATAAGATTTTTACAATCATTTATATATATTAAATCTTCGTTGTAATATTCGTCCGTTTCTTTAATATAATCTATTAAATGTCTTAACGTCCAATTTTCTAACTCGTTAAGAGTAGGAGACGCAACATATAACATTATAAATATTTGTAATTTTTCTTTTGGAGTTGTCCCTAACTCTACATAATCGCTAAAATCTTTAAAATCAGCGTAAATCTCATAATCAGCGTTTTCAACTCTATTTTTAATATTTGTCAACTTATCGTAAACATATTGTTTTTCTTCTTTATCAATTTTCATAATGATACACCTCCCACAAAATATTATTTTTCATTTAATAACTCTTTTTCTAATGTTTTTAATAACTCTTTTACGTCTTTATTATCTATTTCATACTTAATAGAAAGTGGAGAGATTGCAAACTCTAATAACTTGTTAATTGTTTCAGCATTTACTTTATAAAGTTGTAAATCTTCTCCAATAATATAACAATATTTTTTATTTTCCATAATCTTATTCCTCCTCTTCCTCTTCGTCGTATAAAATATCTTCAATGTCTTCAAAACCTTTTTCATACAATTTTTCTTTTGTATAAAATGCTTTTCCGTTTGTTATTTGTAAAGTTGTATCGTTAGTTATCCAACTAACAACCCACTCAATTGTCAATACAATATACCCGTATTGTGTAGATATTCCAACATAATGTTTTCTAGTCTTTTCATTATATTTATATAGTATAATATCGCTTTTATCTAATGCTCCGTCTAATGCTCCGTCAATTAAATACGCTAAATCTTTTACACCATAACCAATATAACTATCGTTCATATATTTATCAACTATTTCTTTAATTTCTTCTTTTGTTTTCATATCTATTTCCTCCTCTTTACACTATTATAATAACATATAAAATATGTTAAATGAGACTTTCTTGTAAACTTTTGAAAATATATTTTATTTTTGTCAATCTTTTTTTGATTTTAATTTCCAAAAAATCAACGTCCGTTATATCAATATTATTTTCTAAATCTAGTATTATTCTTTTGTTGTCAAAATCTTCAATAATAATAACTCCTTTTTTAGATAAATAATCGTTTCCATCTCTTTTGTCTTCTATAATAACATTTTTTAGTATTGCCACGCTCTTAATGTCTTTTATTTCCATAAATAACCCTCCTAATATAATATTCTATAAATTGTTTGTTTATAATCTCCAAAATCGTCGTAAAAATTGTCTTTATTGTCTAAATCAGCAATATTATTATAGTAAATAGTTATAATATGGTCGTTAGTTAAATCTACGTCGTTATCAATAATTTTAATGATTGCTTTTTTACAAGTTGTTTCCATAGCACCCTCGTAAAACTCTTGCAACTCTTTAAATCTTTCTTCCGTATAAACGTTTCCAATCATATCAACATTTTCAATACTTAAAACTTGTAATTTTTTGCTTTTATTGATATAACTTTCAATATCTTTCTTTCCTTTAATAATATTTTTATAATATTTACTAACGTCTAATAACTTATTTATATTCATAATTTTTCCCTCCAATTTTGTATTTTGTTGTTTTTATATATTGACTTAAAAAGTGAAACAAAAAGTAAAAAGTAGAAAGAATAAAAAAGAAAGTAGGTATTTCAGCATTTTATTGCCGTGTCTTTAATAGAATAATAAAATAATAGAATAGTGGTATATAATAATAATTTACTCTTCTTCTTGTTCCACTTTTTAAATCAATATATAATTTTCAAACAACAATGTCAATTTCTTATTGACAATATAAGTATATCACTTAAAATACGTCAAATGCGACTTTTAGCAATTATTTTCTAAACTTTCTTGTAATATTTTAGTGATAAACTCTAAACATTTTTGTTTTTTATTTCTAGCATAATAATTGTTATTAAAAATTGTAAACTTTCCGTCTTGCTCCACAATATAACCTATTTTATTTTTTGTACCATATTTATATGTATAAAACTCATATAATATACAACTTTTATTTTCAGTTATATTATTTACAAACATACGTACGTTATTATCTAACCCGTCAAACATAGATAAATCATAATCACGTAAAACGCCTTTTTCACGCTCGTTCCCGTTGCATTTTGTTTCGTTGTATGGTCGTATATAAAAACTTGTTTGTCCTCCACCAATCACGTTTCCACGACTTATACATACAATATAATTATCAAATGTCTTATAACCGCTATCAATCACAATGCGACTACCTCGTTTATTCCACGTATAATATTTACTTTTCATTTAATAACACCTCTTTTACTTTTCTAATTTTTTAATACGTTGTTCTATTAAAAAATATGTTCTATCGTCCGCTATTTCAAGCGTATTTTCTCCGTTATAATCTTGTAAAATATAAGAATATACATAACCCTCAATATCATTATAATTATAACTTTCTACTATTCTATAATTATATTTTTTACACCTTTTAATAATTTTGCTCCCGTGTCTTTTCCAATAACCCATAATTACACGCTCCAATCATTTAAAATATAATTGATAAATAAATCTTCTTGATTTCCGTTTTCTATTATATTGCATAACATAGGTAAATCATTTTTATTGATTTCTCTTTCTTTATTTGTTAGATTTTCTTCTACTAATCTAAATAAATATTTTAATTGAAAATCTTCTATTTTTCCCGTTGTATTATTTAAAAAATAATAAATTGTTCTTAATTGTTCTTTTAATTGATTTTTACTCATTTTCAGCACCGCCCACAATTTTATACACCTCATTTAATAAAGTAGGTATAACAACGTCGTTTATTCTTTTATATTCAGCGTCGTTTTTAATTATTTCTTTATTATCATTTTGTGTAATATGTGCTCCGCCTAAATGTAATAAATCGCTATAATCTCTAATAGTATATAACGCTTTCATATTTTCAAGCAATTTCCATATTTCTTTATCATTTAAAGTTGTTTCTTGAAAATAATCAACAAAACTATCATAAATCTTATTTGTTAAGAATAAACAATCAAAATGTGTATGTTCTTCTATATCGGTATAATTTTTGTTAAAGATTTCAACATAACCTAAACCATAATACCAACCACAATCAAAATGTCCCTCTTCTAACCACACTTTTTGTCCGTCTTCTTTTCTTATTCCTAATAAATAATAATTATGTCCAAAAACTTTTTTAATTTCTTTTTTCATATTTCAGCACCTCCAAAATATTATTTTTCTTCTTTTAAATCTTCATAATCTTTTTTGATTTCTTCAATCAATTCCTCAATTGTTTCAATTGTCTCTTTATAATCAATATTATAATTAGTTTTATTATCTTCAATATAATTTACTAATATGTCGTATAATGCACTATTTGTCAATTTCAACACCTCCCACAAATTATATGTTTTCATTTAATAACTTTAATTTATAAGTATATAAATTGTTTTTTGTTCCAATCTTAACTTTTAAATTATCAAAATCAAACTCATAATAAATCTTATTTACTTTTACACAATCAATCTTATTTTCAATCGCATAATTTAATGCAATTTTAAAATATTTCTTTTGTGTTTGTGTTATATAATCTATAAAACTATTTTTTAAATCAATCTCATATTTCATAGAAACACCTCGTCTTTCTTTCTTTTTACACTTATAGTATATCATAAGAAAGACGCCAAATGCGACTTTTTAGAAAATTATTTTATTATTTCAGTAAAATACATTTTCCCGTATTGTTCGCTAAAATAAGTATAGATATGTTTTTCTCCGTTTCTTCCCTCATAACTTATTTGTCTATTTGTTCCTAAAATATTTGTGTAAAACTTTTTTCCTTTTATTTTAATATATTCTCCGTTTTTATCTTTATAGATTGCTCTTTCTCTTTTATATAAATGTACCATAATTATTCAATACCTCCTAAATAATCACGTTGCTCCGCAAACAATTGTTCTAGTCTTTCAATAGTGATATTTTTTGCATAATCATAATCGTTTTCAACAAACGTTTTTAAACCATAACCATAGTATAAATAATCGTTTATTGTTTCTCTAACTAATAACTCGTTATATTCATTTTGTATCTCGTTAATACGTCCGCAAGTTGTATTTTTCTTGTCGTTATATTCAGCAACTAATTTTTCCTTTTTAGATTGTATTTCTTTATTACTCATAAAATATACCTCCTATTTATTAAACTCTTTATAATACCAATTTAATGCGTCTTTTTTAAAATCTTCGTACCAATGTTCGCCGACAAAATATTTATCGCACCCGTCCTTTATATAATCTTCGTTATATAAAACAATGATACAAGCGTCTTTCTCTATTTTAGATTGCTTTTCATTTTGGTATATATGATTGAAGATAAAACCTCCAATCATACATACACCAATTATTATAAATATATCTCTTAATTTTTCCATATTTCAGCACCTTTTAAATCATAAGTTGTAAAGCACTTTCCATATTTTTTTTACTTATTTTGCGTCCCATAACGTACGCATAAGGTAAATGATTAAAATTATCACTAAATATCTTTTTAATAGATTTTAAATGTAGACTTGTTTCCGTCTTTTCTATAATCTCGCTAATTTCCACAAAATTATTATTTACTCTTATATCGTATTTTTCAGCGTCAAAATCGCTTTCCAATATTTCCTTAATTTCCTTTTGTAGTGATTTCATTTCCTCCGTATCTTCTACAAAAAATCTTTCCGTTTCAGTTTTATTATAATTTTGTGTAAACTCTAAAATTGTTAACATATTTAATTTTGCTATAACTAAATCATTTTTATTCATAACTCTTTCCACCTCTTCTAAAATAAGTATATCATATAATTTACGCTAAATGCGACTTTTTAGAAAAAATCTTCTTCAACAAATGTAATATGTCCGTATAAATCAAACATAATTTTATCGCTCACAATCTCGTCAATGTTTGCAATTTCTCCATAACTAATGTTGCGTCCCTCTTCTTCTTGTAATAATTCGTCTAAATATCTAACTTTTAATTGTTGTAATTGTTCTTTATTTAATTCTTGTACTTTCATAAATAACACCTCTTTCTTTCATTTACATATATAGTATATCATATAAAATATACCAAATGCGACTTTTGTATTATTTTTCTTCTTGAAAATCTAACATTTTTAATTCTTCTACTTTTTGCCAAAATGCTTTTCTAGTGATTTTCTTTCCCTTATCAAACATATTAAAATTGCCTATTTTATATGTTTTCTTTCCATAATCTATAATCAACTCGTTTATAGTATACCCGTATTGATTTTTATATTGAAAATGATTTTCCATAAATAACACCTCTTTTATATTTTATAATCTAATAAATCGTTTACGTCGTGTTTTAAAGCATTTTCTAACACCTTAACAACAACGTATTGTTTTTCTCTATCTTCTAATTGTTGCGTGATATAATCAACGCTTTCTTTATCATATAATTTAATAGTCTTAATTTCTATATTTTCTCTAAATCTAACTATATATATTGTTTTTTGATTTCTTTCCATAATCTCTATACCTCCCACAAAAAATATAATTTCATTTAATCAGCGTTAGTGGTGGAGTTAACTATTTTGTTAACTCACACACCCTCGCCCATATTTCTCTATTTTTGCGTCTTAATTGTACTTTTTCTTCTTTTGTTGCTTTTCTTCCGTTTATCTTCTTTTCGTTTCTCCAAAACTCTTTTTTTAATTCTTTTAACTCTTCTTTATTCATTTTCAATTCCTCTTTCCTTTTCTTGATATAATCATATCATATAAAATACGTCAAATGCGACTTTTGAAAAAACTTTTTTAATTTTCTTTATAAATTGTAATTGTATTGTTGTTATTATTTATTTTAATAACTTTTAATTTTAAATCGTCCTCGCTTAAATCTTCAATAGAATATTTTCCAAATGTTCCAAAATAATCTTCGTTTGTTTCAGCGTCAACGCTCCAAACGTCCACACAATCTAAATTAAACATACAACTTAAATAATCTTTTAATGTAATTTTGCTTTCCATATTATAATAATTATTTAAAAATCTTTCGTATTTTTCCATAGTTTTAAAACCTCCCACAAAATACTATTTTGCTTTTAATGATACCACGAATAACCCGCTCCAATTGTATGATTTTCCTCATTTACACCGCATAAATCTCCGTTAAGAAAAATATATTTATTTCCATATTTATTGTAGTAAACAACTCTTTCAATAATCGTGCGTCCGTCTCTAAAATAATTTTTATTTCCTTTTTGTAAATCAAACATTTTAATAAAATCTTTTTTACTCATAATTAAAACCTCCGTTTTACTTTCCGTATTTTTTGGAGGGGCGTTTTATTTGCTTTCCGTCGCCCTCCGCATTTACTTTCCGTCAATTTTGCTTTCCGTCTATTTTATTTGCTTTCCGTCCTTTTTCAGCATTTACTTTCCGTCTAAAATTGAATATTTTCAGTTAATTTTTCAATCTCTTCGTCCGTGAAAATACCACGCATTTTTTTATCATTTACTTTTATTTGATTGTAAATTTTTCTTGCTTGTGTTCTATCTTCATAACCATAGTTAAGCATAAAATCGTCTAAATCGTCGTAAATATAATTGATTTCATTTAATATACACCATAAAGCGTTTATGATTTTATCGTTTGTGTTTTCAGCGTCTAACATATCGCACCCTAAACCCTCGTAATAATCAAACTTTACGCCGTCAATTTCAACAAAATATTTATACATATTGTTTTTGTCTTCGTCCCACATTTTGCCTTTTCCCTCATAAGTAATATAAAAATTGTGTTTTTCTAAAATGTTTATAACGTCCTCTTTATTCTCTATATATTCATTTTTTAAAATATAATCTTTCATAGTTATTCCTCCTCTATACACCTATAATATCATACATTTTTTGTCAAATGCGACTTTTAAACATAAATTATCATAAATCTTTTGTTATCTCTATATTGAAAATTGATTTTTTTAACCTCATAATTGATAAATCTTGATTGTTCTAATATAGATTTCCAAAACTCGCCAAAACTTGCTCCGCTTTCTTCTTCTATAATTTCATAATATAATTTAACGTCCTTTACTAAATCAATAACATTTTTAACTTTCATAAAAAATACCTCTTTTCTTCATTTCTTGACTTTATTTTATCATATAAATTATATCAAATGCGACTTTTTGAAAATATTTTTTAAAATCTCCACACATTTTTGAAAATCGCATTTAATAGATTTTAAAATCTCCCCACAAAATCGCAACTCGCATTTATACCACGTCCCCACAATTTCAGCGGTCGCATTTAATACCGCACGGCGTCCACTTTTCAGCGTCTCCGCCTTTTTAATGCTCCGCCCGTGCTCCGTGTCAACTCCGCCCCGTGTTTCTTTTGTGTCTTCTCCGTGTTCGTGCTCCTCCGCTCCTCCGTTTTTGGTGGCGTGGTGGTGGCGTGTCTCACGTGCTCCGCTCCGTGCGTCCGTGTTCGTGTTTTTGTTCGTGCGTGATTGTTCGCCGTGCTCCGTTTCATTTTTCAGCACGTGCACGGCGTCCGCTCCTCCTCTTTCTCAATCACTAAAAACATTATAGCATTAAAAATATATCAAATGCGATTTTTTGAAAAAATAACGGCGGAAAATCTCACGGCGTCCGCTCCTCTATATATAAGGAAAAGAGAAAGACAAAAAGCGAACGTTTGTTCGTGTTAATGTTTCACGTGGAACATATCAAGAAGAAGAGCGGAAAAGCGGAAAAAATAAAAATCAAGAAAAAAAATAAACACTTTACACATTAAAAGACAATCAAAAAAACGTTGAAAAATAAGGGAAAAACGGCGAAAAGTAAAAAAAATTACATTTGACACGTAAAAAAACGCTTTTTTTGTTGACTTATTTTTTGTTTGGGTGTATAATTAGTTTAGTAATATGAAAGAGGGAGAAATCTCAATCATATTATAAAAAACGTTAGGAGGTGGAAAGAGTGAAAAAGACTAAAAAAAGAAGATTAAAAAAGAGCGTTAAAAACTTTATATTTTACACTCTAACAAGTATAATAATTTTGATTGGTGCTATAATACTAATAGGAGAAATCAAAAGCGAGTTGAAAGCATACGAACAAGAAAGAGAAACAATCAAACAAAATTATATTACTTGTATAAAAGAGCAAGACACAAAACAAGGTTATATTATACGCTCAGCGTGTAGCGATAATTGGCAATCATTAGACGCACAAACAAACGCACAATACAAACAAATTAAAAAAGATTTATACCTAGTTAAAATTGGCGAATAAACGCCGAAAAAGTGGAAAGAATAAGAAAGAAAGAGAAAGACGCCGAACACGGCGAGGAGGTAAAAAGAAAATGAATAAAAAAGATTTAATTTATAATTTTATAAATAATATAGGACTAGACGCAAGACACGGACTAAAAGGGAGCAATCTAACAGCATACTACATAGAGGGAACAAACAAAAGAGTATTAAAAAATTATAGCACAATAATAGCACTAATCGACGCTAACAAAAATTATAATAAAGTATTTTTAAATAGTGATAAATACTCACAAACTACATCAAGAAATCAAAATCTAATTAGATACTACGCCGACGAAATAGAAGAGACAAACGAGGAAACAATCTACAAACTAATAAACGAATAAAGGAGCGGAAAAAATGAAAGAATATAAAAAGATTTTAGACGTTAAACAATACGAGGAAAAAGCAAGAAAACAAATAAATATTATAAGAGAAATACAAGAGGACGACACAAAAAAATATGATTTTAAACTAGAAAAAGACGCACAAAACGAGCAATTTTTCACACTAACAAAATACTATGACGGAATAGAAAAAGCGGTTATTTATAACACTATTGACGTTATAACGGAACATATAAAAGCGGTTAAACAATCAATAATTGATTTTAAAATAGGTTAAAAGAAAGAAAAGAGAGGAACAAAAGAAAATGAAAAAAGAAAAGATTTTGAAATATTACACAATCTATAAAATAGAAAGAGAAACAATCACAAAAGAAGACGGAACACAAGAAACAAGAGAAAGAGACGAACGAGCAATCGCAACACTAGACACATTGGAGCAAGTGGAGGACTTTATCAAGAGCGGACTAACTAAAAGGCGTTTGATTGATTTTATATCAAAAGGCGTTGCGGTACGTGATACGTGGCGAATATATGTTGACCGCATCAGCGAAAGCGAGTTGACCGAGGGCGTTATATAAAACGCTCTTTTTTTTGTCTTCTTCGTGGCGTCTCTTTTATACCTAAAAGAGCGAAAAGGCGAAAGCGTGGGGGCGTGTCTTTTATTGTATAATAAAGGACTAAAAAGGGGC